CACACAATGGGGACATGATGTCGCGCATTCAATGAAAAATTGGTTTATAAATAAAAAGTATGATATTCAAAATAATTTCGTGATTCAATTAATGGCGCAATTTGGACTTTTAGCTAGGGAAACAGGTAATTTTGTTTATATGTTCCCATTAGTTACATCGATATATGTAATAAAAAAACATATTGATTGGGCTAGGAGGGTTATGAAAGAGCATCCTACATATATTGAAACAGGCGATCCACCAAGAAAAGGACCACCAAAAGATCCACGAGATCCTAGAGGAGATGGTTCAGGGAGTTCTCCAGGAATAACCGCAGGAATAACCGCAGGTGGTAAACGCCGCAAGAGCAGAAAACGCCGCAAACGCACACGTAAAAGAAGTAGAAACTTAATACATAAACTATTTAGATTAGCAGGAGGAAAAAGAAGAAAACGCAAAAGAAAAACAAAAAGAAAACGATAAATTAATGATTCGGGAGAGAAAAACATCGAAATAATTAAATAATAATAAAGATAAGTTATTATTATTAAGGTATAATGGCTACAGTTGTCGGAATAGTAGTAGTAGGATTTATGTTATTATGTGTTGGAGTAATTGCCTGTGCACTTTTATACGCAAAAATAACAGAAAGCCACCTAAGAAGAGTATCTCCTTGGTGATAATTAATAATTCATATCACTCATATAACTAATAGCTTTATTTAAACCAAAATAAGCACCTCCAAACATTACAGTAGTAGCAATATAACCAGTTAAAGTATAATTACCATCAGCAGAAAACAAAGTAGGAATTTGTTTTAAAAGCATTTTCTTAACAAATGGCATTTGGAACAAGAAAAATAAAACCATAACCATAACAGGTCCTTGCAATTCATCGTATAACATATCCATTCTATCTCTTTTATTTTCATTTTGTCTATTTTGTTGCATCATAGAATGTAAAGTATCTTCATCTCCAATATAATCATCCATTTCATGTTCTGGAACATAATTAGGTCTAATTTGATCTTGTTGGTTAAATTGTTCGGTTGTTTGAGGAATATCTCTATTTTGTAAATTTGTTTGTTGTTGTTGTGGAAGCATTTGCGGTTGCTGCATCATTGGTTGTTGAACCATTTGATTTTGAGGAGATTGACTTGGTGGTTGAGGTGTATATACTTGTTGTTGAATTGATTGTTGTTCTTTCACATTCAAAACAACATTATTTTGAGAATGTTGATTTGGTAATTCAGAAATATTAGTAGTACCTGACATTTATATATCATTATAAAGATACGTAAAATAGTAAATTTACGCAAAAGGAACAATTTTCATTTTATCATTGCATTTTGTAATAGTAGGTTCATAACTATAACATTTATCGTTGTATTTAAAAACTTGACCTTTTATTTTATCTATAGAAGGACCTACGAATTTCATACAGTTTCTATCTTTGCAAACTTTTCTAAATAAAGTTGCTAATCCAAGTCCTAAAATAATAGACATTACTACGGAACCAAAATCACTATAAATAAGGCGTCTAATATACATATATAATTGTATGATAAAATTTATTACTGAATGTCGTATGATCTTATTTTACTTTCATCAGTAGGGCATTTTACTTCTTTCGAAGAAAATTTAAAACAATTATCAGCGTGGTCTTGATATAAAATTTTATCAATATTGTCTGGATTAGGATAAACAATAATTCGTTGTGTAGCAGGAATTGTAATATAAGTTACAAAAATACCTATAGCTAAAGATATAATAAATATAGGTAGATTAATCAAGTTAAATAAATTCATATATATTATATAAATTTATTATATTGTAAGCATAATTGATATAAATAATTATTATTTTAATAATAAAATGGAAGTAAGAGATATATTTATTACTTTATTTATCGTAATTTATACAATGATGTGGTGTCAAATTTTATACGAAATATATTTATTATATTAAAGATTATATTAATCATCACTAATTTCAAGATTATTATATGATAATTTCTCTTTTATTAATTTCCAAGTATTTTTATGTTCGTCGTGTTCTATTTCAATAATACCTAATTTGTATTGTATTTTTCTTTTTTCTTCGAATGCTTGTGTTATTTTTTGGTGTTTTTCCATAGCAACGTTTAACTTAGCAGTATCGGTGGTATCATTGGTAAAATCATTTAAATTTTTTTTGTATTTAAATATCATCTCTTGAATATTTTTATCATATTTTTCAACTATTTCGTCTATATTCATATCAATTTGTTCTTCTTTATTATCAAGTGTAAATACAGATTTTTTTTTTTGAATAGAAACGATTTTATTAAGTTTTTTTTGTTTAAATGAAAGTTTTTCTTTGATTTCGTTAAATTCTCTCAAAACAACTTCTTCATTATCTAAATTATATAATAAATTTAATTTCCATCTAATAATTTCACTTTTTAATTTTTCTATTTCTTTTTTAAGTTTATTTTTAATTTTATCGAATTGGTAAATATTTGGCAATGGAATCTCTTTTTCATATACACAATCGTGATTTGTACCACAAACGGCGGTTAATTTTCTACCTTTGTCTGAAAAAATAATTTCAGGATTGCTTTTTATTTTTTTGATATCGTTTTTAATATCACCGGTAAGCTTGAAATTTGGTTTATATTCTTCATCTTTTGGATAAGGCCAATTATCATTTTTTCTTTTTTTATCTAAAACTTTCTTATCTATTTTCTCTTGATATTCGTGTTTATTCTTGTAGTATTCATTGTATTGTTCTAAAATATTACTCATTATATACTAAGTCTTATAAAAATTTTTATGCAATAATTCAAAGTCACTCTCAAATTTTGGTAATTCGGTGATCATTTTATCGTAATCTTTTTTATTTTCTTTTTGTAATTCTTTTACCTTATTTAACAAGTAATTTTTTTTAAGTTCTTCTGTTTTTTTTATTTCATCATTAGATGGTTTATTCTTTTTCCTAAAAGATAGAATACCGTAAACAATAAATATAAACATTACAAAAAGTGCTATATTGAATAATAAAGAGTTAATACGATTTCTTTCATTATTTACGTTTTTTAATGTTTCATTAAAAAAATATTTAGTACCTGGTTCAATTAAACTTGGCATCTTTAAATAATAAATCTAAAAAATCAAAAAAAATTATACATATTAAGTATAAGATGAGTGCGAAAAAAAAGGGAGATGGAAAACAACAACCAAGTTCAGGAATAGTATTAACAATGTTTATGGCATTTTTATTAATATATTTCTTAGCACGATTTGTATTGGCAGATAGATGGGGAGTAAGAAATCAATTATTAGCCATCCCATTGGTAATAGCTTTAGTAGTTTTTACGTTAGTAATACAATTTAATACATTTGTTGAACTATCTAAATTTCATTGTGGAGAACCGCAGATAGGTCAAGTAGTGGGTTATACAATAATGTCAAATTTAATGTATATGGGTATATTGCTAGTTTTATTATATTTTTTTCCAGGATTTAAAAGTCCATTTTCCAATACCTTTGGATATATGGCAATAGCAATAAAAGCAAAAGAAGCAATGAATAAAGTAATAATAGAAAAAGATAGTAAAAATCAATTATGGAATGAAGTATACCAAGATAAATCGGCATTTATTAATTTGTTGACGCCTTCGACAGAAGGGTTCGATGATGTATTAAAAAAATTAGCAGCCGATGGAAATATGATGAGACCAGATTGGGATACAAATAAAGGGAAGTTATGGAATTTAGTTGTAATTAAAGACTATGTAGGACAATTCTGTTGGTTAGTATTGGGAATGGCTTTAACAGTATCAACAACATTTAATAATATATTAGGAATTGAGAATTGTGTTAATAGTGATGCTTATAGAAGTAAATTGGAAGGAAAAGTAGCAGCTGAATTGGCAGCAGCAAAAAAAATAAATAAATAAATCCAAATCTTAAATATTAAAAATTATATGTTAGTATAAATTTTAATAAAATTTAGGATAAGTTAAATAGTACATTACAAATAAATAACTAAAAATAGCTAGTATCATACTTAATAACCATATTGGCAGTATTGTTTTTTGTTTTGTACCAATACCAAACTGTCTTAATTTTCCTTTATTATATAAAAAATTAGGTTCAGCAAATTGTATGACTATAAAAATGATAGTAAAAAAGAGAATAGAAACTGATGTGATATTTTGTCGAATATAAGAACGGGTATTCATAATAATTATATAAATATTTATATTTTATTTTGAGGTAATTTTACATTTTTCATAATTTCTGGTGGCATGTATTTATTAAGAATAGTAAATATCTCTTCGAAACTTTTTTGAGAATTGTGGCTAAAGGTTAAGTAAGGCACATTCGTAATCCCAACGATATAAGTATTTATAACAAAACATAAACATATATCATCAGGTATCTTATTATTTTCATATAAAGTAGCCAATAAATAATTAGCACGTTCTAACATAGGCTTAATTCGCAAATGATCGTTGATATTCATAATTTAATTTATATTCATAATTTAAATTATGATCATTATAATCAATTAATAATTCATACCATAATCAAATTGCTCCAAATCATCTTGGTCTTCATCTTCACCCCAAACTAAATTAGTATTATATTCTTCATCTACTAATCTTTGAGCTTCTCTTTCTCTAATGATAGCATCAACTTGTTCTTGTAAATCAAGTGCTTGAACTCTATCCATTGATACATTATCTTCTTTTCCTGCCATAAATTCTAACATTGTTCTTCTTTCAAGATTAGCTATTTGTTGCTCTGTATATTCGGCATCGTATTCATATATTGCCTTTGAAGCACCAGAACTCCAAGAACCAAGTTTATTTTTTTGCATTTCTATTTCTACATCTTTTTCATCATCTGTTAATGTAGCATATTTCCCTGTGATTTCAGCTCTTTCATATTCTTGTTCCTTTTTTGTTTTTTCCACTATTTGAAATCTATTCAAAAATAAATTTTGTTTATATGCTTGAGTAATATCTAAATATACAATGATTAATTCGGTAATTTTATTTTGTAAATAAGATTTTTTACCCAATGCCTTTCCCGATTCTATTCTATTTAAATTTGATATGTTTTCAAATTTCTTTTCCAGGATCATATTGTAAGAATTTAAACTAGACAAAAATAGATAATAGGATAGTTTGTAAATAACAGTACCATCAAAAATAGTTTTCATATCTTTATTTAATCTTGAATAAAATGGCATTTTTTCAAATATAATTAGCAAATTTTGATTTTCTTTTATCACTATATTTAATATTTCCTTTAAATCTTTATCTCCTGTAAATTGATTTAATTTTTCTAATTCTTTAAACGTTGAATTTTCCAATGCTTTCATATGTGCTTGACTAAAATCCCATCTTTCGGGACAAGTCATCTTGGCAGTTTTTTTATCTTTCTGTAAAGAAACCGGATAATCATTGGCTATATTTTTTGACATCATTAACAAAAATTGGTATAAAAAGTATGCGTTTTCGTCTTCTTTTGATATATATCTAACTTCTCCCTTTTTTACATCATCTATTGGTATTTCTCTTAAGTTAATAAGATTTTTCATAATTTCTTTAGATTTTTTAGACTTACGTTTAATATCAAGTAATGTGTTTAACTTATCTAATAGTATATCTGTTTCTTTTTCTACTTTACTTATAAACTCAACTACTACTATATCACTTTTTTCAGTATATCCTACATCATATCTGTCTAATAAAGCAAATAATTGGTCATGAATATTTATTATACTAAAATGTTCTTTAAATTCATCAACACATTTTTCAAATGTAACTTTCGGTGATATTAAATTATTATGTTCTATTTTTTTTAATCCATTTGATCTAGCAATAATATTCAATAACACTCTTAATGTGGTTCTGTTATAATTATGTCCTTCTTGTTTTAAAACATCTATCTTTTGTTCTAATGAGTCTAATTTTTTAAATTTACTAACGTTGCTGTGGCATAATTCCTGTAATTCTTCAGGCAATATAGTATTTGTATTGATTTTACAATATTTTATAAATGCCAAATAAATTGAATTTTCAGTAAATTCATTTGATATTGATAATTTTTCTAATCTAGTATTTTCACTTGAAAATAACA